AAATAAAATCAAAGGTACAAATTAAAGCAAGCCAAAAAGCCACACATTTAATACATCCTAATGCAGAGTGTATATGTATGGCTATTGGGTACTTTGTGTTATACTTAAAAAAGTAGTCTATAGTTGCCTGCAGTGGCTCAAAATTAACAAACCACCAGGCTAATGGTATAAGGGCTAGTAATATCATGCCCAAATATAGTAATATTATTTAGAATGGCAAATCATCATCCTGCTCATCAGTTACGATTGCAGCTTCAGGCTTCACGTATGGCTCTTGAAATGTAGCACTAAAGTACTTCAAACCTGATTTGCTTTCTTTTAACCATAGTGCCACCTCCATGTCAGCACCGTTTACATTCACCTTACCCTTGTAGTCAGGGTGAGTTTCTGCAGTCTTCTTATCATTTTTGAAGATAGCACCACTGTTGTTCTTAGTTTCCATTGTTAATCATTGTTAAAAATTGTTAATAAATAATTGATAGTAACTACCCACCCCCACACAACAGCAGGGGTAAGCAATATTGTTAGTAGGATTAACATGGCTCAGGTATTGGACCATCATTAACTATAGGCCATTTAATATCTTCACCATACACCTCATTAGATAATATCTCTGCCATTTGTACAGCCTCTTTAGCTATCCATAGCTTAGACGTTTGAGAGTTATCTATCATTAGAGCATTCATAGCAGCTATAGCCGCCTCATGTTTAAATTGTATCCTGTTCATAATTGTTTTATTAGTTCGTTAAAATACTCCCTGCACTGTTCTACCCTCACCTTAATTTGTTCTATTACCTCATCATCTCTTTTGATTACAAAGGTCTTCACCCTCTTAGCATCAGGTATATGATTAAAGCTGTGCTGTTTCTGCACCTGGTCTCTAAGATCTAAACTCTCCTCCATTAGCCCTAACTTATAGTGTGCACTCTTTACCTCCTGCTCTACTATGGCATGGGGTGTATTGGTAAGGCAGTAACATAGCAGAGCTTCCTGCTTATCTGTGAGCCACATGTACCCCTGCAGTTGGTAGTAGTAATCTTTGTTAGGGCATTCAGTATCAAACCATGGGAAAGTAGATCCACTCCATGAGTTCTTTACATCCACTAGCACCTGATCAGTAACTACATCAGGAGTACCTGTTAGCCACTCATTACTAAAGTTCTCCTCATTCTTAAACAGGAAGCCCTTGTCTATTACATCCATTACAAAGCTGAGGCACATATCCTCACACTCATTACCCTTATCAGTATACTTACTAGTAAACTCTTTACGTATCCCATAAACGTGTGCCAGGGCTAAGCCCTGGATATACGTCTTAGTTGTTTGTGATAGCACCTCCCCTTTAGTTTTAGAAGAGGTCATTATCTTACCTATAGCTGAACATCTAATTTTCATATCATAGGTATTAAAAGCAGTGAATTAATCTGAGTATCATTTAAGTCAAAGCTATCCTTTAACTTATCTACAGTAAACTTACCATCAGCTATAGCCTTAACAGCCTCAGCAAATCTCTTTGCATCTATCTTAGGCTTAGCAGTTGTAGCTATGTGGCCATCATCATCAGTTGCCTGAAGAGTGAGCAGAGCTTGGATGGTGTACCTACGAAAATAAGAAATTTGGCTACCCTGCTGCTGTGCATTGAGGGTTAAGTCCATTGCCATACAGCTAGAGATACTAAAGCCAGTGTAGATACAAACTATCTGAGTGCATACACTACCACCATCTATAGGCTGTAGTAATAACAGATCATGCTGCAAAAGAATAGGCTCAACAGTTTCTAGGATACTATTGATATCTGCATAAGATTTCTTAAAATGTGGGTTAGTAGCATTCTTATGTACTTTACCGATTAGTTGTTTAGCCTGGTGAAGGCGAACATAGAAGGGAGCAGGCTGCTGCTCAACCTCCTGAGGCTTTACAGCCTTAGTTGTTGTTTTTTCCATTGGTTAGTTAATTAATTGTTTACAAATATAGTAATTATTATTCTATTTACACAAAACTCTTTAAAATTATTTATTATACTTCGCCAAAGGTGGTTAATTTTGGTAGTTTTGGCTAAATATATCATACCACTCCACAAAATCATCAAAGGTCTTGCTTATAATATAGATACCTCCTGCAGCTTCTATCATTAGTTGGTATTGCTTTTGCACCACTGACTGCTTATCCTTACCTATCTTTACTTCTATCTTTACAGATCTCCCATAAATAGTAGCAGAGATATCTGCAGATCCTGGAGTGCCTGTGCCCTTGGTCCACTGCCCTGCAGTCTTAGTGCCATCGGTTCTATAGCTTTGCCTGAATACTCCCATTGTATTTATCCTTTCAGCTTGGTGCTTAGAGTGATTAAGAAAGTCTGTAATACATCTAGTCAAGCCATTAGCTGTAGCATCTGAGTACTTAGTGAAGGGGATGATGTGCCCTGGTGCTGATGGGTACCGGTAGCTCATGTACTTCTCCTCAAGCTCATGCAGTCTCTGTTTGTTTTGTTTGTTCATATCTTAGTTATTTTAAACCATCTACCTACTGCACTTCTCCCCTTGTCAAAGTGATACCCCTTAAACTTGCAGTACTCATCAACCATCTTTAAATACCTTTGAGCATTCAAATCATGCCACCCTCCTGTATATGTTTGAAAGTCCTGAATAGATACGTTATTATAGTGCAGTGTATCCATTGTGATATTACCCTCTATAGCATAATCATAAAACTCCTTATTAGTAGAAGAGATAAACCTTTTATCATTAGCATTAATTGCTACAGCCTTAACTAAGCCCATTGATAGAAATTTCTGCAGGTTACTGATCATGTAATTATCAAAGATTAACCAATCAACTACAGTCCAGCTGTCAAACAATAACCTACCATACTCATCTAATGGATTACGTTGAGCATTAAAGTACTGATTAAATTCTATTTCGTGCCTTCTCCTATCATGGCTACCACCTGCACCACTTATCACATAGTTGGTAGTTATCACAATCTTAGGTGAACGTTCAAATGGGATAAAGATCTCATCTTTGTTTTTTCTGTTTACTGTAATCCCTTCTGAAATTAAACTAAATAGCTGCTCAAAGTCAAAGTTCTTTTTAACATCATCAAAGGCCAGGATCTGACTATCTAAGTTTACTCGCTGATAAACAAAGTCACTCTTCTGAGGGTTGAATGCTTTACCATCTATCTTAACTATATTTCTAATCTTACCTATGGCAGTTAGTACTAAGCTCTTACCACTTCCACCATTAGGATTATCATCTATCTCCTGATCATTAAAAATAATTGCCTTCTGATCTGTTTTATCTTTGTAGGTATGCAGTAGATATCCTAGGGTAGTCTCTAAGGCATTAACCCTCTGCTCATCATCAGCTGATACTTTAGACACGAAGCTCTTGAAATCATTTTGAATAGTCTTAGTAGGCTTGTAATCTCTATCAATGATTTGCCTATCCCAAATGTACCCATCTATATCAATGTAGGGCACAATATCTATCTTATCTTTTGTAATCTTAACTACTCCATTTCTGTAAGGTATAAAGCTCACATCTTTAGTATCCTGCAGCATCATCAAACCGATAGGCTCAAGCATAGATAAGTGACCATCTGTAAAGAGGTAAGGTGATTTACTGCAGTAGTTCCATACTTCCACCTGCTTCTGCTTCATTAGGTAGCCTAATACAAAATCTTTCACCTGGTCCACTGAGCTAAGATTAACTTTATTTTCTATCACCCTTACAAATGTCGGTTTTTCCGACCTCTCAGGGTAATACTTATTAAAGCCATACTTGTATAGAAAGTCACGATACTTCATAGGATCTACTGATACCCCCTTTTTATCACTAAAGGCCCAAAACACATCCTCACTATTAGCCACATCTTTTTTTACATCCTCTACCACATCAGGCTTAATATCTAATTGCTTAGAGATATCACCAGGTGAAATGCCCTCCTTTAGTTTAGACTTTACCTTTATTATGGTTTCAAAGTCTTCAAAATATTTAGTGCCTTTATCACTTCTTTTATAAGCAGATGCTACAGTTGTATTAATTTCTATTTGTGTAAAGGTCTTATCACTGTACTGATGCAGATAAAGTTTAGCAGTATTCTCACTGATACCATACTCACAAAAGCAGGATGCTACCTTAAACACCCAATTATTCCTACCATTACCAATATCTCCATGATTAAACTTCATGATATTATCAATGATATTAGCCTCATTAGTCATTGGTAGCACTGGCACCCTCTCAAAAGAGCTGTGGCCCTTCTCCTCTTCTATAAGATTAAACACCTCAGCATCTAAATTGATATAGGCTGTAGGATCATAAGATTCAAAACACACCCTGCTAACATTACAGGAGGATGCATCAAAGTAGTCACTATCAATGTACTCTTCAAAGGCCTTAAACCTTCTTTTATGCGTGAATTTATCAGATGGTGGTATCTTAATCACGCACTTTAACCCTTTGCCTGATGGTGATACAAATATCATAAAGACATTAGGGCAAGCCATTAGCCTAGCCTTCTCAGCTTTCATTACCTTACTGCTAGGGTAATCATCAAAGTCTAAGATACAAAGCCCTGAGTGCTCAATAAGGCCGTTATCATTTCTTTCATTAAAGGTGCCATTAAACATAATAGCCCTAAGGCTGTTTTTTAGGCTGCTATATGCAGGATCATCATCCTCCATAGCTCTAAGAGCAGTGATCTTATCAATAAGCTCAGCATAGCCCTCTTTTATCCTATTGTAAACATCTACCACATCCTGAATGTAGGGAGTTTCTTTAGAATTGAATAAGGACTTAAATACAGATATCTTCATGGTTAGTTAGTTGGGGTGTAAATATAATGATTATTTCTATATGACAACTCTATGACGCAAAATGACGCAAATTTATTGCCCTTGTCATAGCTAATAAGTATACTGCTATTGACTATCAGCGATTTTATGACGCAATGACGCAAAATAAAATAAAAAAAATTATTTAGAAAATGTAAAAAGTTACAGCAGACGCTAATAAGAGAATGTGTCATTGCGTCATTGGTTAGTAATAATTGCATCTGATCTGCTCTTTAAGTTTCTCTAATTTCTCCAGGGTAACACACTCTAAAACCCTCTGCTTTAATGGCTTATAGTATTGAGGTAGCACAAACTTCTCTCTTAATTCAATAGTGTGCATCATATAAGCACTGTCTTTGTACTTTGAGTACGTGTCATGCTTAGCTATCCCATTTATGACAGTTGCATGAGTTTGCTCAAACAGCCTACCAATCTGTGATAGTGTCATGCCATCCCTTTTGAGTACTTTGTACAGGTAATACCTCTTGTATAGCACATGCATATATCTGCACTTTTGTTTTAGATCATGCTTATCTATGATAGCCTGCACCTCTTCTAGTCTAGTCATGATAATAGCTTAGGGTTTACTGATTTGAATAGCTCACTTTGACTATCCACTAACCCAACTGCATTGATATAGTCTATCTCTACCTTTGCACTGGCTATAATAGAAGAGCTCAGTTGAGCTATTGCTTTTGCCTTTTCTACTTCCTGCTGTACTTTCTCATTAGTCATATCCTCATCAGCTAATCTTTCAAGTGCCATAAAGATGTGATCACGTAGATCACTTAGTTTGTTGTTTGCCATTTGTTTTTCTTTTTAGTTTACATGTTAGTTTCATTATCTCCTGTAGCTCAGCAGGGAATCTTTGTATAGTATTACGAGCCATATTTTCCTTTCTAGTTATTACTTGTAGGTTGCTTAGTTCACAGTTCAAATAGTTGCCATCTAAAAATATTACTACAGATCCTCTAGGTATCTCACCATTTGCTTTGGTCCATACATATCTTTGCAGCAGCTCCCAGTGGCTATCTTTAATTTTGATATATTGGTAAGGCCTTCTTTGTGTATCTAATCTTATATTAATAGTTCCTACCGGCTTAGTATTGTAAGGCTTGTTACCCTTTTTAAACATGGTAGGTGCTACCTTCTCATAGATTTCAGCATCCATCTGCTTACCCTTATTGTGTGGGGTGTGCCCTGGCTTAAATTGATTAGGTATAGATGGCTCTATGATCCTGCCACTTGCAGGTGTAAGCATATACTCAGCTGATTTCTTTATTTTAGCAGCCCATGCAGTATTGTATACTTTGCTTATAGTTACCCCTAGAAGCTCTGCTATATACTTACTGCTGTGATTTGGATAGAGTTCTATGATCTGCTGTCTTAACATACTGTCTCTACTTTAAGTATTAGTTTGGGCCACATAGCCATTATCATAATTGCATGATCTCTATCCAGTGCCTCTAAGATCCTGGTGCCTATCCTCTTTTTACCACCCTCAAAATAGTTAAAGGTTACTTTGTAGCTCTTCATATCTTTAAGGTAGATAGTTTAAATCATAGTATAGCTCACCCTTAGATATATTCTCAGGGGTAAATTCTAAGGTATCTGTGTAAGCCTTTACTATCTGCTCTTTCTCCATTGCTAGATACTTATGAAAGTGGTTAATAAATTCTTTACCTTCTGTGGTGTACACATTGAATAGTTGGGGGTGCATCTCTTCTAGATCAGAAAAAACTGCCTGTACTGCTGTCATCATTTCTCTTGGGGTTTAGTTTCGTTGAAATCCTGCTCACTTAAGTAGTCAAGGTACAGCTCCAGGTTGAAGCTGCCACCTTTATCATCTATAGAGCTCTGCTCTCTCCACCATAGCATCTTCCTTTTAAGGCTAAAAGTGGTAGGGGTAAATTGGTTGTCGTTAGTTTCCATATTTATATACATTCTGAATTATTATAAAACCATTCCTCTACCATCTCAGTAGTTTCTTTTAGCTCTTTATTAGTTAGTGGATATAGTAGTTTGTACTTAGGTGTAGTTTGGTAGCTATCTATTACCAATGCCTCATATACACCCTCCTCTATAAAGTAACATTGAAATTCAACGGTGTATATTATACTACCATCATCAGATCCCCACCATATAGTTAGGTATCCTTTATTTTTGTATTCAATTATATATTCATTTTCCATAATTTCTATTTTTTATATTATAAATAACAGGCAAAGTACATCCCTACCCAAAGTATTGCAAAGGCAAAAATGCCCTGTATTATTTCAATAGTTTTCATCTAGTCCTAATTTTTCGATTAATAATAAAATTGTAGTGTATTTGGTTTGTAGTCTCTGAGCTGCAGGATCTTTGTACCCGAATGCTGAGACCATTTCATTGTACTCATCTCTAAGGTCTACTGAGTAGGCTAGGATAGTGGCTGTCATTTCTTCTTTGTTCATTTGGTTAGTTTAAATTGGTTATGTGCAAATATACGCACTTACAATGAATTGTTTACAACTTTAGCGTTATCAATAATGATTCTAAATAAGGAGTAAGGGCATAACCTTACATAATGTGTAGTAAAATAAGGGCATAACCTTAAATATACTTTACAAATAAGGGTAAATTTTAGCATTCTTTACACCTGATTAACTGATCATGTATAAAAAGTCATGTTTTTTACACCTTTTACTAGACATTCCTGTCACAAATTTTGGCAAAAAAATAACCCCCTACCAAACTAACCAAAGATATAGGGGGCTATGAGTCTCTAATACGAGACCTGATGCAAATATATGTAAAAAATTACAAATTAAACTTATGAGAGTCAATATATTTTGTCACTAATCTATCACCTGTAGTACCCCTAACTAATTTTATAGTAAGAATCCTGCCACCTAATGGCTTAATGGGAGCTCCTCTCTCTACATGCCACCCTTGGGAGCCATCTCCATACTCTTCTTTGTAGGTACCTGTTAGCATTAGGTGTAACTGCTTTTGTTTAAGTACATAACCTCCTACACTATGGTGCTCTATAGTATCTCTTACATCATTTCTACTGCTGTTCTCATGGATGTGGCCCATTGTGAATACATCAAAGTTCTCATATACCTCTAAAGCCCTGGTTAAATTGATAGCACCCTTAGTAACTATACCACCACCACCTGATCCATGGAAATATTTGCATTTAGTTGAGTATTTAGATCCCCATGCTGATGCCTGCTTAATTATAAACCATCCACCATAGCCACCTGTTTGAATATTAGATCCTGCTTTATAGTTTAGAAGGTCCACAAATCTTTGTAGGATGTCAGTCTCTTGCCATTTTATTATAGCAGTTTCGTGGTTACCATAACCTACTAGCTTAATGATGTGAGCATAGGGCAGGAACCAATCTACAGCTGTCTCAACTATACTATCTAAGTACTTTGCATTGTTATGTTCAGGTCTTATGTCTGACTTGTTACGCCTGTTATCACCTCTACCCTGCATTAAGCAAAACATATCACCGTTAATCATCACAGGTATATCCTCCTCTAAGCAATAATCTAGGTGCCTCTTCAGCATATCTCTATCACAGTGAGGGTTATCCCAGTGCAAATCTGAGAGCATAGCAACTTGAGCATAAAGATTATCAATGATAAGCTCATGCACATTCTTAGAATGTTTGATCATAAGTATAATTTTATTAATAGTCTAGTAACGAAAGACAGGAGTACTCCTGCTAGGAACCCCCATACTAGGAGCATCCAATTAGTTTTGGACTTAGTTATCTGCACAGCTTTACGCTGCTCTTTAGCTTCTCTATAGATATACTTGTATTTTAGCACATCCTGTTTTAATACCTTAGTTTTATACCTATATTCGATTCTAGTCTGATACCTGGTCTTAGGAATGTATACATTCTTAAAATTAATGATAGTATCTTTTGTGGTGATCACCTTCTCCCATATAATCGTATCATTTCGTATCACTGCAAAGCTATCTACTGAGATGATTCTAATAGTATCACTATCCTGCACTATCTCTAGTCCATGCTTAAGTGCCTTCTTATAGTGGTATTGTGCTTTCTTAGCGTCTGAACAGCCATATAGTAGGGTTAGTACTATAAGGGGTAGTAAGAGCCTCATAGCTCAATTAAAGTATATGTAAACTTATTGCCAAAAGCAGCCTTTGATTTGTTAATTATCTTCATAAATTCTACAAAATTTGCATTATACCTAAACACCTGGCATCCCTCAGAGAAATAATCTACGTATGCAGGATCTTTGTAGATGGATGATCTGTGAATATTGATACCAAAGTACCCCGTTTCAGTTACCTTCTCATCATAGGCAGTGTCCTTATTATTATCCCTGTATACAGTAACATTGCCTAACCTTTGGCATAGAGCTTCATACTTACCATTGTGCAAAGAGACACTATACACCCCTCTATACTGCCCTGGCTTTAATCTCGCAACTCCTTTTGAGCTTCTTAATATTTCAGTAGGTTTTTTTCCTGGATCTGTGGTGATTTTCCACTCATGATACTGCCATACTCCCATTAGCTTATAGGATACAGTGATCACATCATCAAATTCATTGGTAACTTTCTTACCTGGCTTCAAGTTTCTTACTCCTACTATGTTTACATCATAGTCTTTATCACTATTAAACCAAACATAGCCTTTACTCTTGACCGCTGTCTCTATTATCTCTCTTGTGTAGCTCATCTCTTAAAAGTTTATTTTCTTTTTTCAATAAATAGTGCTCAAATATCATAAGGATACTGAACACAGCTAATATGTATGCAGCGTATTTCATGATCTGTAAATCATGGCTTTAATCTTCTCCTGCTGTAGGAAGTTCAAATAGTTAAATAGTTTTCTTATCATTTTATTGTATCTATATCCTGCTTAATATCTCGTGCCCTTGCAAATAATAGCTTCATAGCCTGCCACAAATCAATACCTTTTACTGCTTTTATATTCTCTGAAATTGAAAGCGTCTCAATGGATACTAGCACTAATGCAAGTATTTTTGTGAGCATCAAAGGTATACTAAAAAAAACTAATATGATATCATTGAGAATAAACCTATCTATTAAGTAGAATAAAATAACAGCTATTTCATATAACATTAATTTAGATATGATAGCACTAAGTTTTCTAGATGTAATAGGGATGTTTAGTTTTTTTGACTTCCATATACCTGTAATAGTATCTATTACTATGGCAAACCCAATTAAAAATAAGATCCCTGAGATGGGTAAAAAGAAAGTAGATACCACTGCTAATAATTGAAGGGATGATTTTTGAATAGAGGATAGTAATATGGCTAACTGTAGTTTCATTAGAGTATTAAGATAGAGTTATTATACCCATTTTCTCTGAACGTACCACAGGTACCTAGGCAAGTGGTTTGATATTGGTTAATGCAGCTGCAGTTATTAAACATGGGCCTAAGATCTGTATCCTGGTTAGTGGTAGATATGAACTGAGGAAATAGATTCCTGTTTACCAGGAGCCATCTAATAAGTCTCTGCTCAAAGAAGCTAGCTTTCTGTGCATAGTGCTCCATCCCAAAGGCTACCTCAGCTCTAGATACAGATGCAGAGTAATCACCTGATTGTGTTTGAAGTCCTTTATTTTTAAGTTGGTATGTTAATCCAAAGACTGCATCTTCTGCAGATCTCCATGCTATCACTGGCTGTATAAACTCAACTAAGTCTACCTCATCAGGGTTAAGTGTCTGAGCATTATACTGAGTTAGCATATAGTTATAGAAAGTAGTGCCTAAAATAGGCTGTACTCTTAGTGCTGCCTGAGTAGCTATGTATGGTGTTACATCTGTTACATCCACATTGGCTGTAATAGGTGTATTAACTTTTAGATAAGTTTCAGTTATGAAGTATAGCATTATACAATGGGTGTTATAGGGGTTGCTACTATAGCAGCAGCTGCTGCACTTTGTGTTACATCACCACCATCAATAGGAGGAAGGGATGCTAAGGCTCTCACCTCATTAATTGTCATTGT